GGCAGAGAGATTCCCAAGAAGTGGAGAGGACGTAGCTACAAGAGACGTGTTATGATTGAGAGAGTAGTACAGAGGACAGCAGCTAACAGCTTTGTCGCCTCTAAGGACTTTGATGAGTGGGTAGGTCGCCTTAACGAGTGGACTGGTGCCATCAAAACACGACAAGAATTGGAGGATGCAATCCGTGAGCGTTGTCAAGAATGCAAGTGATATCAGGAAACTAGCAGAGGAGATGAAGGGGTTCTACTCTACTCTCCACAGCGAGTTCGATGTCGATGAGCAATGGTACAGCTTGGACAAGAGCCTTAACATAGGCTTACCTAAAGAGTACAAGGCACAGGGTATACTGCTGCCCACAGCCCGATCTATAGTTGACACAGCAGTTGACCATATTTCCCCCCAATTTCGGGACATCACTGTGCCACGTAAGACAGCCACTGACGCTGCCACAACTCGTGCACAGAACCAGAGCCGTTTCTACGGAGCAGCACTAACGTGGTTGGAGTTACAGGCTCCCTCTTCACCGTATCGTATGTCTAACAAACAGTTGGGTATCTACGGGATGAGCGTTACTAAGACAACCTATGTTGAGGAGTGGGACGTTGCACCGGGCGGTAAGACAGAGGCAGAGAAGGAAGAGAACGCTTTCATTCGAGCAGAGCATATGCCGTTCTCACACAAGGTACTGCATCCGTCAGAGGTTTTCCCTGACCCTTTCAATGACGAAGCACAGTGGGTGTTACAGATCAACTCACGTATGGTAGGGGATGTTCAGGCTATTTACGGTAAATTTAACACAGAGAAAGGCCTCACCGATAAGGTAGAGGTCATTGAGTTCTGGGACAAGCAGCAGCGTGCCATCTTGGTTGACGGTGAGGACATCATCCCGCTAGTAGACCACAAGTGGGGAGACCACCCATACATCATAGGAGACAGTGGACTTGGCTTCATCGGTAAAGAACGCAAACCTGAACACAGGTACATGGGTTACCTACGGTTCTTGCGGGAACTGCTTGCTAGCGAATCTCGAAACTACAGCATCACTGACATCGTGCTCAAGGCATCCGGCTGGCCTGTTCGCACTGCTAGTGGCCCCGGTGCTTCACAACTCGCCGGAATCAAACTAGACTATGGGCGTATACATGAACTCCCAGAAGGAACCACACTTGACACACTCACTCCAGTTCTACCTGAGAACGTACTGGCAGCGCACCGTTTCGATACTTCAAACATCATTAGTGAAGCTAGTGCGCCTCGGCCTCTACTGGGATTAAGGAACCCCGGTACCACCAGTGGACGAGATCAGAACATCCAACTGGGACAAGCAAGGCTCCGCTACCAAGGCATGGCACAAGCGTCTGAGATGATGCTCACAGGTCTTGCTCGTAAGCTGGGTACATATATGCAGAACGTAGTTGACAACGTGGTGAACATTTCACTTGGTACAACCGAACAGGAATACAAAGATGTATCCCCCCGTATCTTCACAGGGTCACGCCCAGTTAAGGTGCAGGTCAACGTGCTTGAGCCTGACAACGAGTTCGGCAAGAAGCAGTCAATCGCTCAGGAAATACAGGCAGGTACGCTAGATCGGTACAACGGTATCCGTGAGTTGCACCCTAACCTTAACCCTAACGACGTGCTGAGAGGCATTCGAAAAGACCGACTTGAACTCAATCCACGTGTGCAGGAGACATTGGGTACGATCACTGCGGAACAAATCCTTGAGGACGAGAACCTACGTGACCTGTTCCAGCAAGTCATCGAACGTGCACAGCAAGCAGAGGCTTCCTCAGAGGCGGGTACGGCAGGGCCGGGACGTGACGTAGCTAACAACACCGGAGGAGCAGATGTACAAGACGCACAGCGTCGGGGGGAAGAATCATCGCCAGCTTAACACAGGAACTAGCTAACGAAATGATTGAGGACGTTACTCTCATACTGCCAGAGTTGGCAAGAGAGTTTGGTTCTGACGATATAACTAAACTGATGCGTAAACTACCCAGTCTCTATGATAAGATGTCAATAGAGGAAGTGGTTGAGGTTCTATCCGCAGTGGACAAAGCTAACGCAGAAAAGATTCTACGCAGAATGGCATCGCAAGAGATAGAGAGGTCTGAATAATGGCAACAAAGCCGAATCTGGTACAAAGTAAACGAGCACTAGAGAACCTACTACTAGGGACACTCAGCGTAGAAGACTACCGTACAGCTATAGAGGCAGGTAAGATTTCAGGCCCTAGTGAGCAGACATGGCATCTGATTGACAAAGCTAACGCAATGCACCCAGATGACATTCGGCGTGCACAGGGCGGTAGGATAGAAGATAGGGACATTGCTAGGTACCGCAAGAACAGCGATGTCGGTACACCAAGTCAAGAGATACTTGATGAAGCAGCACGTTTTGTAGAACGTACCGATAAGGAAACTGCTGATCAAGAAGCTGCTAACATAGCTGCAGTTGAAGCTATGCCGCTCGATGAATTTTTAACTTCACTAGATACTGAGACAGCGGTAGAGCCTACGTCCATAGCCGCTACTGACCTTGCAGGTACAAGTGAACCAGCTACCGTGGAACCACCAATTGAACTACCAGAAGATAAACCTGTAATGGAGATCATACCGTACATCGGCCCTAACGGTGATCAGATGGCCAAAGTAATTAACCCAGACAATCCATTAGAAAACGTACACATGAACGTAACTAAAATGGACGCAGAAGCCAAAGCCTTAGTAGCTGCTGAGAGACGTGAAGAACTATCTATACAATACCAAGGTGAGTTAGTAGCGTTGAGGGAAGATGAACTGTTCGCAGACACTATTCACAAAGCACAGTTGCTGATAGAGGGTCAGGCTGATCGTAAACTACTTAGTGAAATAGAAGATAAAAAGGATAAGGCCAGACAGGAAGGTCTTGACCTCCAAGCGTTGGATTTACTTAGGCAGGAAGGGCCGGGGGCTACAGCAGTTGCACAAGCTATAAATCGAGGTGCCGAAACTGTCGGCACAGAGGGTATCATTAATGTGGGTGGCAAGGCAGTAGACTTTAAGATAAGCGATGAGGTACTCGATTTCCTTTCGTTAGTACGTGGCGATGATATAGCCTTACAGACAGCCAGAAAGTCTTCAGTAACTGACGACCTAACATTGGGTACTCGTGCGGCTACACCACTGGGTGAACCAGAGGTATTACAGAAAGAAATACTGGGCAGACCTAAGGCAGTAGGCCAAGACGCTACCTTACCTACCGATCGCCCACTGGGTGCTGCGTTTGACGCACTTAACGAAGGAGATCAATTAGCTATTGAACGCATGAGTGGAGTGTTGGGACTAGACCTTAGTGGCCGAAGAGCAGCAGATAAGACAGCCATACCAACTGGTAGAGGCGTATTCGCTAATTTCAGGAGAAGCTAATTGACACAGGATTTTAGTACGGAGTGGAGCGTCTTAGATGTGGCAGAACGAGAAGCATTTGCAAGAACTCAGGTAAAGGCGTTTGAAGATAACTACCTTGCACCTGAGGCACAGGCTCGTACTGTGGAACTGGGTCGTACGGTAGGACAGGATTTTACCAAGTACCTATCGGCGTATGAAGGTGTACAGCTAGCAAAGTTCAGTACACAAGCTGTGGAAGAAGCACTACCTGAGACTAAGAACCTGCCCTTGTGGAAGCGTGCAATGTCACGTACCCTCAAGACAGTGGACTGGTGGGTAGAGAACGTCAACAAACCTGCGGCAGCGGTTGGACTGGGCATAGGCTCGGCACTGATACCCGGCGAGCAGTCGTTCGAGAAAGAATTTGAGATTGCACGTAAGCAGATAGCGGACGAGAACGGTACTAACATACGTAACGCTTCTATATCTGAAACCTACGAAGCACTCAAGCGATCGTATGAAGAAGCTGACACGTTTTGGGGCCTCAAGGGTGGACTAGAGATTATCTTTGACCCACTCAACATTGTGGGCTTTGGTGTACCGGGCAAACTGGCTACGTATGCACCTAAGACACTGCGTCCTATGTTGTACGCTGCCAACGCAGTAGACCAGTTCCCCGGTAAGGTTACGGCTAAGCTGATAGGTGCTCCTATCTTTGGAGCCAAACAGGTACCTGTACTAAAGGAACTGTTCAAGCCACACGCTAAGTCTCTTGTTAAGGAAACAGGGCGACGTGTGAACCAAGCTGTAGCTAATGGCTTCGGGGGGAAGATTCTTTCTGGCAATCCAGCGGACACCGTTGAACTACTGGGTAGTCGTGGCGTGGCTGACATGTCAGGGGCTGGCCCGTTCAGTCTGAACAACATCCTCAACCATCTTGAGAACGATATCGTTACTAGCGCACCTAACGTTGGTGCTGGTGAGAAAGCATGGGCTAAGTATGTGACACGGCTAGAGCAGAAATCACCACAGGATTTCTCTGCTGAGATCGCAGCACAGGTAGCACAGCGTGAAGGTAAAGCCATTGTAGAGGGTGGACAACGAATATCATTAGACCCATTCACTGGAGAAGCGGGCAACGTAGTCAAAGGTATATCAGCTAACCGTGTAGAGAAGGTGACTTCTATTCTACAACGGGTGAAGCTTGATGCATTACATGCAGAACAGTACGCTAAAGTATTGGACAATAGCATAAGTACTATTGCACAGACTTATCAGAAGAAGATAGAGCCGCTGCTCATACGTCCTCTGTCTCTCGCCCATCTAACGTTCGGTATGTTTGGCCCAATGAACATAGCAGAGGATGTCTCTTTTGCTATGCTCGGACAGGGCAGCGTGAAGTGGCAGGTGAACCCTACCATGTTCCGTAACATGACGCTCGATCTTCTAGGTGATGCTGCACCACAGCAGTTCCTACTTGAGACTTCGACAGATAACATGCTCAAGACGATGAACACCTACACTGAGCAAGCTACTGCTGGCCTCACTGGAGTAGTGAACGAAGTCTCACAGAAGACCTTCGCAGCTTTCGGTGGTACCTACTTCTCAGAACTAGGACGTGGGGTACGCCGTGCTGCGTGGTTCAAGGACTTTAACCAGACCTTCTACAAGATACTACGAGAACAGGGTTCAGACGAAAACATCATAACAGACTTGAAGAACATTATCTCAGGTGAACTTCCCCCCGGTCTGGCTCAGTACTCAGACGAAGTATCAGCTACCGCATGGTTAGCAGCATCTACAGGCGACCCCGAAAAGGTACGTGCACTGGTAGCTACCATTAACTCAGATGAATTTATTAAGAAGGGTATGAACACGGTACTGGAAGAAGCAGTACAGCTTCCACCTGACGCTCGACACATACTACGTAAGGCTATTTTTGATGGTGAGGTAACAGCAGAGACTGTTGACGGTATCAAGAACCAAGCACTTGAGAAGGTAATGGAGTGGAACAAGTTCCAGCCAGAAGCTGTTGCTCATCGCTACGGAGAGATGTTCGATTCTATTGGACGCTTTGCACCACGTACTGCTCAGGAAGCTATCGACCAGAACGACCTGTTCGCTGCTAGTGCCAACGCACTACGTGACATGCCGTACGAGATGAACGCCCAGTTACGTCGCCAGATCAGAGGCTCACACGACGAGAAGGTTCGTAAGGGGCTACAGGAACTTATGGACAAGAACGTTACTGAGGTATCTGACAAGCTGGTACTACAGATGGAAGAAGCCGGGGAACGGGTTAAAGAACTGTCCAGAGGCGTATATGAAAAAGAAGTTAATGACGCACTGCTAGAGAACGCAGCACACAAGCGTAAGATGGATTCCTCATGGGAAGCAGCTATGGGTGGGAAAGCACCTGAGAAGATCAGATTGTTCCGTGGCCAAAAAGATGGCGGTGGTATGGTATCTCGTGGTGAGATAGCAGCAGAGGACTTACAGCTTGGCCCCGGCCAGTACTTCGCACCAGATAGAGAGACTGCGGAGAACTTTGGGGAAGTCGTAGAGAAGCAGCTACTAGAGGGCACATCAGAGACGAACATGTTAGACTTTGACATTGGCATTGACGATGTATCGGGTGACGTTATGGACAAACTAAAGAAAGTGGGTCAGGGGGTGTTCCTCGACCCAGAAGACGAGTTCTATGACACTACTGGTGACTTCTACTTTGCGTTACAGTCTAAGTATGAAGAGTTTGGGTCTAAAGGAAAAGCCGTAGCACATAAAGAACTCAACGATGATTTAAAGAACGCTGGTATTGGTGTGCTAAAAGCATCAGACCCAATGGACGAATACAATGTGCTCGACGATCTCTTCTTAGAGGACGTGAAGGAAGCACTCATTCCCTCACTGGCCAACACTGGTGCTGCGTCCACTGCACAGAACATCGATACAATGGTTGACACTGCGACACGACTAACGAAGCTTAACGTGGACACACAACAGTTACTTAAGACAACTCGTGAAGATTTGTTCAAGACATATGGTTCATCTAAGGCTAGGTCTGCATATTCAGGAGACTTCTGGGAAGACCTTTACTTTCCACAGATGCAGGAGATTTGGGACATCAACGCTATTGAGCGTGCCAGTCTCAAGTATGAAGCTGATAACGCATGGATTAACCTTAACGCAGGGTTGACTAAGAACTCCAAGATGTCCCCCCGTAACCAAGAGGCTGCGATTAAGGGACACACCGAGAAGTTGAACGATATTGAAAACCGCCTAGCTGAACTAGGCAACGTGAACGTAGGTGATGGCGATCAAGCCACACGTATGATGGACGCTCGTGACAGTGCCATAGATGGACTTAATGCACAGCACAAACGTGTGTCTAACGACTTGGAAAAGATACAGAACGTACGGCAGCACAAGACCGTACCACAAATTCAAGAGGCTCGTAATATACTCAAGGGGCACAAGATAGCACTAGCTGAGGACACACTCAACCCTGACAGTGAGATGGCCACTGCTATGATAAAGTCTGATATCACACAGGCTAGACGTAAGCTGGCGAACGACGCACTTGAGTTCGTACCTGATGATCAACTTGAGGCATGGAACGTCTTACAAGATGAGATCGATAACTTAGACACTATCTTGATTGAGAACAAGGGGTTGTCTACGGAGAACCGTGTACGTTCCACTGACAAGCTGCGTGAGTTAGAGATCAAACAGGAGCGAATGCTTGTAGGTGTAGAGAAGTCTGAGGCAGTAGCGCAGTCCACTGAGATTGCTGGCGTGTCTGTTGGTGTCTTTGACGAGGCAGTACAGCAGATAGCTACCAAGCTGGACGGACGGGCACCACGTGACATTGAAGAACTTATCGAGATACTTGAAGGTACCAACCTTGAAGAGGCTATCGGTATGGCACACAAGTTTGGCCCCGGTCGCACAGACACTCAGGCAACTGAGTTCCTTACACGCTTGCACAACAGGGTGGTACAGGTAGCAGATAAAGACTTCCTGCCCCTTCCACAATCACGTGTAATTGATCGCATCCTTAAGGGTGAGGTTGAGCAGTTCCCTACCAGAGCAACTAATGAAATGGTAGAGAAGGGCTACGTCAAGGTAGCCAAGCGTTATCCTGACGGTTCGCTAGCACTGTCTCTCACTGACGATGGTATTAGGGCGTACAAGACTCACCCATTCATGTCTGTAACTCCTATAGAACCGCCAGTCATACCAGAGGGTATCCGTGGCTTTAACACAACCATCGATAGTCAGGCAGATGAACTTGACAAGGTTATGGACAACATGTTGAAACAGTTAGACCAGAAGCCACAGATGGATGAGGCTATGGGTGAACTGCCAGCGTTCGCAAACAAGCTCGCTAAGGGCATGGAAGCTAACTCTGAACTAATGACACAGATGAAAGCTGCTAGACAACAGGCTGGTCGAGAGGCTAACAAGAAAGCTGACAGGTTCTTCATCAACTATGACAACAGAAACAACCTAGACTTCTTCATGCAGAGGCTCATGCCTTTCTGGATGTACGAGTCACGACGGTGGCCTCGTATCGCTAACCTTGCTGCGTCTAAACCTGCCATGTCTAAGTACATGGTACAAACCACAGCGGACTGGGAGTACGGATACAGTGCACCCACGGCTGGCTTTGAGTTCAACCCTATGAAGGGTACAATTCTTGGTGGACTACGTAGACTCGGCTCACGAGAGTTCCCTGAGTACCACAGTGGCTTACGGGGAAAGATCGAAGAGTCAACGGACTGGCTGGGTCGGTTCGGGTTCTACTTCGCTCCACCTATCACGGGTGCTATAGACATACTACAGGGTGAAACCGGTAACATGGTTCCTCCCCCCCTCGCCTTGCTCACACATGGTGCGGCGGCGGCTGGTGCAGAGATACCGGGACTACATGACTTTGTATTTGAGAGTCGCTACATGGACTTCCTTACCGATCAGGTACTGGCAGATAACTTCTTAGGTAAGAGCGCAGATGGTGTGGAACGTAAGTTCACCTCTATACCAGCGTTGAAGACAGCTAGGGCTAATGGTGATGAGGAAGCGATAGCTACCTACTGGGCAGCACAGCGACAGGCTGCGGCTCGTATGATCGTGTTACAGCAAACTGCCATCCTTAGGTACAGGCCAGCAGCCAAGACTGAGTTTATTAAGAGTTCAACCGATATTGTGGAACAAGTCCTTGGTATCACCGTAGCGCAACAGCAGGAGTTCAGGAGACTCAATGTACCAGTTTACTCTGCGCTCGCTGTGTCCGGTACACAGAGACGTGCTATTCGGGAGCACATGGAAGAGGCTGGGGTCAACTATGACGCATGGATTACAGCTAGCCAGTCATTGAAACCTGTGGAGGAACAGGCTGCGCTACTGCGTATCGATGAGTTCTGGCAGGAACGTAGTCGGGTGTCAGAGGAATTTAAGGAAGAACTACAGCAACTTAGTGACAAGTGGGTTGATGGCCAAGTGTCAGGCCCACAGGCTCGGCGGGATTGGCAAGAGGTCAAGGGGCGACAGGCCGGTGCATTCGATGCGTTACAAGATCAGGCACGATTCGTGGACGTACCTATCACTAACCAAGAGCGAGCAGCTTGGCGTGAAAAGTTCGGGGGGAATGCGCCTTTGACACATCCAGTGGACGAAGCACTTGAGAAGTACTGGTCAGTAGACCCGCTCGACCCTATGTTCATTGATAAGGGTACAGGTGAAACTAACTGGGATAAGTTCTTTGACACAAGAGGAAAAGTGTTGGAAGCTTTCCGTGGAGAACCTTACTTCGAGATCATTGAACAAGAGTTACGTCGGGGAGACACCCCACTGGGTCGCTCACTAGAACAAGGCAAGCCGTTCTTCCGACAGTACTTTGGAGTGCGTGACGAAGTTATGGCTCAGTTGACACAGAGCAATCCACAACTGGCTGCTGCATCTGAGGGTTACCGAAAAGCGGTTATCTTAGGGCAACGCCAGTTAGACCCTGCGTTAAAGAGGTCTTTCACTAAACAGGCACAGGACATCATGGTGGCTAACCCAACGTTGTTGCTCATGGAGAACATGATCAGGCAGCGTAGAGAAATCATGAGGACAGAAGACCCTGAACTAGAACAGTGGTATCAGTTGTTCATAGCAACGCCTAACGTAACTCCGAGTCTATCCAAGCAGGTACCATTCTCAGGAGTGTTCAATTAGGTTTGACATGAACGCCTTAATTTAGTAACAATATAAGTAGAAGCCACACACTGTGTGGTACAAACCACAAAGGAGAACGCATTGGCAGAAGCTAGTGGAAACAAAGAGGACTCGAAAGACGTATTGGAGAGTCCAGAGGTAAAGGCAGCGATCGAGGCAGCTAAGAAACAAGCTGAATCAGATGGCTACCGTAAGGGACAGTCGGACACAGATAAGTCTACCCAAGCTGCGCTTGATAAGGCTACTGACGCTCAGACCAAACTTACCGCTCTGGAGAATCAACGCTTTGAGAACCTGTCGGACGATGACAAGCAGAAGGAAATCATCAACAAGATGTGGGCAGAACGAAACCTGCCTACCTCAAAAGTAGATGAGGGTAAGTCTAGCCAAGACCCCGACCCGAAGCCCGAATCTAAGGCAGACCCAAAACAGCAACTCGTTGAAGCTGCAAAGGCAGAAGGACTCGACCCTAGCAAGCTGGACATGGACAGTGGAACTGCAAAGTTCCTAGCATCATGGTCAAAGCTTGTTAAGGAAGGCAAGGGTTCTGAGGCTGAGAGTAGTTCCGAAGAAGACAAAGAGAAATCTGAGTCGAAGTCTGGTGGGCCAGTAGACCGTGGGGGAGGTTCTCCTACGGCAACAGATATTACTAAGGTCAACCCGAATAATATCTTCGCAAACGCTTTTAACAAAAATCATGGAGGTAGCAATTAATGGCTACAGGACAAATTAACCTGCGGGATATGGCGCAGGGCATGGGGGAGACGGTCGCCGCTGGCATCGTTCTCAACTTTGCACGACGTTCCGTCATGATGGACAAGCTTCCGTTCCAGAACGTAGACACTTTCTGGGTACGCAAGTGGTTGTCGGATAGCTTTAGCGAAGCGAACTTCCGTCAGTTTGGTTCTTCTTTCACTACGGTGAAGGACAACCTACGTGACGCACAGGATTCGCTTTCGCTACTTGGTGGTCAGATCGACATCGATATGGCACTCAAGGACGCAGGACAGAAAGAGCAGGATTTGTATGCGTACAACATCAACGCTCAGTCTGACCGATTCCGATACACGTTCATGGACAGGTTCGTAAACGGTAACAAGGTAAGTGACACTGAGGCATTCAACGGACTATCACAACGTGTAGACCAGTTTGTAGCAGATGGACACTCCGACGCTAAGATCAACGGTGCTAACGCAGACCTCTCAGCAACCAGTGACATTCGACAGACTTTCCTTGACAACCTCTCGGACGGACTCGAACGCATTGACGCTGGTGAATCTGC